ACACCCACAATCGTTAAGGAAGAAATGTACAACTGCCATTGTAAACCACATCCATGTCATTTCACTAACACCAAATAAACTATTCCCATGCATACCCATATCTTTTGCTAAAAAAATTACACCAAAAATTCCAAAAATTAATCCTGCTACATTGTGTCTCATTAATTATCTGCCTTCGCTTTAAGTGCTTGACTTAATCCTTGTCTTTCTTTTACAGTATCTCCGCCTATAGTAGATTCTTTTGTATTGTTAACAAACGTGCCTTTTTGTGTTTGTTTTGTTTCAGTATTTGTTAGCGTCATTCTTACATTATCTTCCATTTTAACCCATCTTCTACCGTCATATCTAAATAATCTGTTTGGAAACATATCAACTCTTAAGAAATAATCACCCTCTATTGATGACGTTGGAAAACTTATACCACTGCCAAATGCTTCACCGTTTGGTGCTAAACCATCTCCAATAAGATAACCTGTGTAACCTTCACGTTCTGGTGTTTGATTTACTCTGTCTGCTAATTCATTTTGTGTACTAGCATCAAGTTCGCTAGTATCTGTTGTAACTAGTTCAGGCACACCTCTATCATCTACCTGTAATGTATATAAATGGCTTGTATCATATCCTGCTTTAGGAGCATCAGCTTCTGCTTGTGCAATTACAGCATCATTAACTTGCATTTCTTTTTCGTAAGTAGAAAGCACATCACGTAGTGTTTGTGAGCTTCCTTCTTGTGCAGGCAAATCAAGTATTTCTTTGAATTCTTGACTGTCTACAATCTGCTTCATTTTTATTCTATATAAGTGCGGATACCAAGTTTGTGAAAATCCTTCACTTGCACGATTAACATCTTCTACAACATAATATCTTTTGAGTGCAACATTGAAATCATTAAGGGCATTTTCATCTTTTAGATGTGGAAGCTCAATAACATCTCCTGACATTATTTTTCTTCCTAGTGTTTTTACACTATAGTTAATCGGTATTGTCATAAAGATAATATCATTTTGTAAAAATAGCCCAAATTGACTCATATCAAAGTCAACATCGCTTACATTATAAATGCCACGCATTGTATAAATATCAGGATCGTACTTACGATCTCTATTTTCCATAAACAACATATCTTGAATATTTGTTTCTTTTACAGCATCGTATCTAGGCTGTGCCGCAGTTGCATCTGCTTCATCAGGATTTTTAGGCCCCAAATACTTGTGTACAAACACATCGGTTCCGCCCACAGTAAACATTTCAGTAATCTGCTTGTCTAAAAATGCGTAATCTTTTCCCTTTTCGGGTTTGTATAAACTGAGTCTTGGCATAGTAATAGTATTTATCGTTCGCATAAATACAATGTACGGAGAAGATATATGGCAACAAACATAAACACTAAAAAGCAAGAAGTTTTCAAATATGTAGAACTTAGCCTCGGCGGGGGTATGGTTGATGTTGAGCTTGATCCTGATCATTACGAAAGTGCTCTTAATACAGCATTTACAAAGTTTAGACAGCGTAGCGAAAATAGTGTTGAAGAATCTTACGTATTTTTGCCAACAGTTATTGATCAAAATGATTATATATTACCAAATGAGGTAATGGAAGTTCGTAAAATATTTAGAAGATCAATAGGCTCGCGTACAGGTGGCGGCGATGGAGGCACATTATTTGAGCCTTTCAATCTAGCATATACAAATACATATTTGTTGGCTAGTTCTAATATGGGCGGACTTGCAACATATAACGCCTTTGCCGGATACCAAGAATTAGTTGGTAGAATGTTTGGATCATTTATAGAATTTAAATGGAACAGAGCAACTAAAGAATTAAAACTTCTACAACGCCCTAGAGCAGAAGAAGAAATATTACTACAATGCTATAATCATAGACCTGACTTTCAACTGTTAGATGATTATATGGCTGTGCAGTGGATCAAGGATTATACACTTGCTAAGTGTAAATATATGCTTGGTGAAGCACGTAGTAAATTTGCTACTATTGCTGGCCCACAGGGTGGATCAACACTTAACGGTGATGCACTAAAAGCCGAAGCTCAAGCAGAAATGGAAAAACTTGAAGCTGATGTATCACTAGCAGTAGCTGGTGGTGTTGGATACGGCTTCACAATTGGCTAAAAAACACTTGACAACTGCTAAATTATAACGTATACTATACTTTATAACTTAGGAGAACAACTTGATAATCGGAATTTGTGGCTTAATCGGTAGTGGTAAAGGTACAGTAGCAGATGTTCTGGTTGAAGAACATAAATTTAAAAAAATATCATTTGCAGATAAATTGAAAGACGCAGTAGGCGTATTATTTGACTGGCCGCGTGATATGCTAGAGGGAGAAACACCTGATAGTAGATATTGGCGTGAGCAAGAAGATAAGTTTTGGACAGAAGAAACAGGACGTTCAATTACACCAAGATTAGTGTTACAGGAGTTTGGTACAGATTGTATGCGTAATGGTTTTTATGACGGTGTATGGGTCAGCTTTGTAAAAAAGAAAATAATAGACAATCCAGAACAAAATTTTGTTATTCCAGATGTAAGATTTGAAAACGAAGTAGAAGTAATCAAAAGTATGGGCGGAAAAGTATGGTGTGTAAAACGTGGTCCTGATCCCCTATGGTTTAGACAGTATCAAGATCTAGGAATCGAGCCAACTGATATACATCCTAGCGAATGGCGTTGGGCAAAAGCATCATTTGAACATAGCATTTATAATGAAGGTACTATTGAAGATCTTAAAAGTCAGGTAAAAGGTCGCCTTGTTTCCACTTTACGCCTTGCTTCTGCATAACCCGTTGACAGTTAGCACATATAGTTTTTAAATTACTACGCATTGTATTATTCAAATCACCGTCTATGTGATACACATTAAACTGTTCAGGTTTGTTGCTAGTAAAATTACATTTTTCACATACGTCTAATTGTCTATAACCTGCACGATACCATTTAGGAATACCGTGTCCCTTACCATTGTGTAAACATGTTTCGCATTGCTTACGATAATATACCTTACTACCTTTTCTATAGTTTACAGCGGCAGGTCTTTTCTTACAATAATCACATAATGGACGCATATTGTATTTACCTTCCCTTTTTACCCCCTTTTGATCGGTGGTTTCTGTGTATATTTTTTGAAAATCGTATAAATACTTTTAACAGTTGTTATATAACAGGAGAACTTAAATGGCTTTAATATCACCAGGTGTACAAGTTAGCGTAATAGATGAAAGCTTCTACACACCAGCAGAACCAGGTACTACTCCAATGCTTTTTGTTGCGTCCGCACAGGACAAAGCAAACGCGGCAGGAACAGGTACAGCAAGAGGTACAACTAAGGCAAACGCCGGTGTACCATTTTTAATTACATCACAAAGAGATTTATCAGACACGTTCGGAGATCCATACTTCCAAACAGATGCAAGCAACAATCCAGTAAACGGGGGCGAACTTAACGAATACGGGTTACAAGCGGCTTACTCCTATTTGGGTGTTAGCAATAGAGCATTTGTAGTTAGAGCAGATGTTGATCTTAACGAACTTAGCCCAAGTGCAAGTGCACCTGCGGCGAATCCAGCAAATGGAACATGGTGGTTTGACACAGCATTAACAAAATACGGAATATTTGAGTGGAACGCAAACGCGGTAACTGTTACTGGTGGACAGTCATTCACTAATAAAGTTCCACTTGTTATTACTTCAAAATCACAACTAGTTGGCGGAAGTGCAACAGGATTTCCAAAAGGCGCAGTTGGAGCAGTAGGTGATTATGCTGTAGTTACAACAACTACTTTAAACAAAGTATATTACAAAAATAGCTCAGGAGCATGGGTAAAAGTAGGTACAGCTGATTGGGTCAAGAGTTGGCCAACAGTAACAGGTACAACAGTTAATCCAACACTTACAAGTAGCCAAGGTATTTCAATTAACGGAACAACTGTTACTTTAGGTGGCTCAGAAACTACTGTTGCAGAATTTGCGGCTAAGGTAAATGCG